CATTGCACCCCAATGTGGCTTTCAAAGAAGTTATCCGTAACTACCAAGATTCAATCAGCATCGCCGATGCAACTTGTGATTTCACAGATTCAAGTTCAGTAACATTGGGCGAATATGTGTTGACCACAACCGAAAAGCAAGTGAATTTGCAGTTGTGCAAAAACCAATTGCGTACCACATGGGAATCAGCACAAGCGGGTTTCAGCGCATTTGAGAAACTTCCCGCAACTTTTGAAGAATTCATGTTGGCCCAAACCGCTGCCGAGGTAGCACAAGCAAACGAATTGGGTATTTGGAAATCAAACCTTTGGTATGATTCCGCCATCGTTGCTGGTCAAGATGGTATGGTAGGTTATTTGATTGATAACTCTGCAATCGTACGCCCATTCTCGGGTGCAACAAGTGGATCGAATGTTGTTGCTCGTTTGCAAGAAGCATTGGATTACTCACCCGCTGCATTGTATGGCAAAGAAGGTTACCAATACTATGTTGGCCCCGCCACAATGAAAGCATACCAAGCCGCGTTGTCTGCTGGTAACTACAACTTCCAATTCTATGTTGGTGAAAAGCCAATGAACTTCCAAGGTATCCCCGTTACAATGTGTCCTGGTCTTAACGACTACGATTGCGTATTGGGTATGAAGAGCGATTTGCACTTTGGAACTGGTTTGTTGAGCGACTACAACGAAGTGAAGGTTATCGACATGAGCGATATCGATGGTTCACAGAATGTTCGTGTAATCATGCGTTTCACAGGTGGTATCATTGCTACCAACCCAACTCAACAAGTTGTAATTAATGTAACCTAATTTGAGGTAAAACATAAAATAACGGGGTGGGCCTAACACCCACCCCTTTTTTTTAACCAAATAATATATAAAAAAATGCCAAGTTGTGGAACATTATTAGGAAGATACGAACCATGTAAACAATTCGTTGGTGGTTTGAAAGGTGCGTTTTTCGTACCATTTGAATTTGCAAACGCCATTACAACCGATGGTTCTGGTTTGGTTACCCAAATCAACAATGGTGCAACCCCACCCGTAAAATCAACGGGTTACTTTTGGGAGTTGAAAGGTTTGTCTACATTGGAAACCGCCGTGATTGCTTCGCGTGATAACGGAACATCAGCGTATGAAACAACCTTTACTTTGTCATTCAAACCAAGCGGGAAAACCCCCGTAACGGGTGATTCGGACATGGATCAATTGAAAGTTTTAACCCAGGGAAGATGGCAAATCATCGTTTGGGATAGAAACGACCAATTTTGGTTGATTGGTGCAACCCTTGGTTGTGATGCCAATGGTGGTTCAAGTGCATGGGGCGTACAAATGGGCGATGCTCGTTTGAATACTTTGACTTTTATGTCAAGCGAACCAAACCCCCCAATGGCAGTTGATGCCGATACTTATGCTGAATTGGGTAGCGTTATTACCATTCAAACCGCGGCTTAATTTAGATTGGATTTATAGTTATGTAAGCCCTCACCAATCGGTGGGGGTTTTTCATTTGTAACAAAAACGATTAATGGCGTTTTGTAGGTATGCACATCAACGGAACATCCACCAACATCACATTCACACCATTTGTGGATTTTGAGGGTGTAGCGACTGCAAAAATTGAGGTGTGGCACAAACCCACCAAAACAATGGTACAAGTGACCACGGCGTGTGTAAAGTCCTATTCATTCATCACCATGGCGTTGCCTACATTGACATCAATCAATGCGGTGGCAAAGAACACCGATGAATTGTTGTTTCGGGTTTACAATGGCAATGTATTGATGTGGGAGGTATTGGGATATTGGATTACGGGAACAACAAACATTTACAACACTTGGAAGCAATTTACAACAACCGCCCCAGGTACACCTAATTGGAAAACATTATGAGTTTAGAATTTATACAACTTCAATCATACACCGCACCATCCATCATTGAGCAAAAGAACAAAGATTGGGTGCAATACGGCGATGATAACAATTATTATCAGTATTTGATTGATTTGTACCATTCATCACCAACCAACAACGCTTGTATCAAAGGCACAGTTGACCAAATTTTTGGTAAGGGGTTGGAAGTAACCAAGGCATCACGGGATTTGGCGGGATACATTGAATTCAAAAAGATGTTTTCCAACGATTGCATCCGTGCCATTGCCATGGATTTGAAAATGTTGGGCCAAGCATCGTTCCAATTGGTGAAGTCAAAGGATCGCAAAAAGTATGTACAAGCCAAACACTTTCCACAACAAACCCTTCGCCCCGCAAAGTGCAACGAAAAGGGTGAAATTGAAAAGTATTATTATTGCCCCGATTGGGCGAATTTGAAGCGTGGCCATACGCCAATTGAGTTTAGGGCATTTGGTTACGACCAAAACGCAAACGAATGTATCCTTACAATCAAACCATATTCAACGGGTTCTTTTTACTTCGCACCCGTGGATTACCAAGGAGGTACGCAATATGCCAACTTGGAAGCGGAGATTTCCAATTTCCACATCAACAACATCATGAATGGTTTGGCACCTTCAATGTTGATAAACTTCAACAATGGGCAACCACCCGCAGAGGTAAAAGATACAGTTGAAGCCCAAATCAAACAAAAGTTTGGTGGTTCATCCAATGCAGGTCGGTTTATTATTTCATGGAACGATGGTCAAGATTCCAAAGCGGATATCACACCCGTTCAATTGAGTGATGCCCACAACCAATATCAATTTTTGAGTGGTGAAGCCATGCAAAAAATCATGGTATCGCACCGAGTTGTTTCACCGATGTTGTTAGGTATTAAAGACAATTCGGGATTTGGTAACAATGCCGAGGAAATGAAAACCGCATCAATCTTGTTTGATAATGTTGTGGTACGACCATTCCAACGATTGATTATTGATGCAGTAACCCAGGTATTGAACTTCAATGGGTACAATTTGAATCTTTATTTCAAAACCTTACAACCCCTTGAATTCACCGATTTGAGTGGCAACATCATTGATGATGAAACCCGTGAAGAAGAAACGGGCGTATCATTGTCATCCGAAAAAAAAAAGATTGAATTGGTAAAGCCCAATGCGGGTGAATCCAAAGATGATTTTTTAGGGCGTTGCATTCCGATTGTAGTTCGTGAGGGCAAAGACACCGACCAAGCCACGGCAATTTGTTATTCTTATTTTGAAGGTAAAACGGAATTAGCCAGTTACACTGATTATCCCGATGGGGCGGTGAGCAATGCCAAGAAAGCATTGGAATGGGCTGAAAAGAATGGTTGGGGAGATTGTGGCACACCCGTTGGGAAAGCCCGTGCAAACCAATTGGCAAATCGTGAACCCATTTCCCGTGATACCATTGCAAGGATGGCAGCGTTTCGCAGACATCAAGAAAACAAAGACACCCCATATTCGGAAGGATGTGGCGGGTTGATGTGGGATGCATGGGGCGGTGATGCGGGGATCCGATGGGCTGAAAGCAAATTAAAAGAAATTGATTTGGCCAAGGATATGACCATCGAGGATGAAAATTCGTGGTTGGAACATTTGAAAGGCAAGGGCGAAACAATTAACACGGATGAGTGGGAACTTATTGATGTTACGGAAGTTACCGATGCCGATGAAGAATTAAAATTTAACCTTGCGTATGAAAACCCCAATAAAAAAAGTGATGACGATAAAGGGGTGTACAAAATCCGTTATCGGTACGGCCCTAATTTCGTATCCAACAATTCAAGGCAGTTTTGTACTGCAATGGTTCAAGAATCCAAAGGGGGAGTAATTTATCGCCGTGAAGATATTATTGCCATGGGCGATGCGGGTGTCAACGGACAATTCGCACCACAAGGGGAATCCACTTATTCAATTTGGAAATACAAAGGCGGTGTTAATTGCCACCACCGATGGGAACGATTGACATTCAAACGCAAACAAGTCAAAGGAAAGTTTTTACCAAAACAACCCGATGAAACGGGTGATAATAGAAACTTGGAAAACTACAAAGAGGTTTCAAACAAATCAGCAAACGCGGCGGGTGTACCATTTTCACCAAGCGGGTGGGATACCGCCAAAACAAGGCCCATTGATATGCCAAACAAAGGATCATTAAAGAACAAATAAGATGTACGCAAACGATGATATTCTATTAATCGACAAAGAGTTGATTTTTAAGTATACCCAATTGGGTGGTAATGTGGATGTAGACAAAATCTACCCATTCGTGAAAATCGCCCAAGATATTCAAGTTCAAGAATTGTTGGGAACAAAATTGTATCGCTACATTTTAACCCAGGTGGAAGCGGGTACATTGACGGGCAATTACCAAACTTTGGTTTCACACTATGTACAACCGATGTTGATTCATTATGCCATGGCCGATTTGTTATTGTTTCATGGTTATGAGGTAACCAATGCGGGTATATTGCGTAACTCACCCGAAAACACCACATTGCCCGATAAAAGCGAATTGGATTCATTGGTTCAACGCCAAAGAAACATCGCCGAAACTTATCGCCGTAGGGTTGTGGATTATTTGAGTTACTACCCACAATTATTTTCACAGTATACCGAAAACCAAGAAGCGGGGGAATACCCAAACACGAACCCATCCAACTATGTTTCATGGAATTTGTAAAAAAGACATACAAGCCCAAGGATGAAAAGGTTAAGAAATTGACCAAATACTTCACGGAATTGAAAATCGTGAAACCCGCCAATTGTGATTTGTTTACCAAGGCGACTATCATATTGGTGATGTTGACGGGGTGTTCTGCGCAGTATCATTTGAAACAAGCCATCAAGAAATGCCCAGAGATGGCACAAATAAGTGTGTATGGCATTGATACCATCTTTGTACGCGATTCCGTGACCATTACAGACACTTTCAACACAAAAACGATTGATACCCTCACAATTGAAAAAGATGGCGTAAAAACGATTGTATACCGCAATCACGATGTAATAAGAATTAAGACAGTTGTAAAGGCCGACACCATCCGATTCACCAAGACAATCACATTACCACCACAAATCCAATACAAAGAACGAATCAGTTTGCCCCAAATGGTGGGTGTTGGTTTGGGATTGATATTGGCATTGTTATTTTTGATACTTTTAATTACAAGAAAATGAGCAATTGGAACAACCCCAACAACCCGAACAATACGCAAAACGGATGGAAAACACCATCACGGAGTTCACCACAAGGCGGTGGAACAAGGGCGTGTTTATGCAAAGACAAAAACACCTATTCAAAAAAGTGTTGCGATGGCACATTGTGGGCGCAAGGTGTGGGCAATGTATCGCGTAACCCCTAACAAAAAACATTAAAATCGTTTTATCAATATGAGCATTTCAGCATCAGCATTTTCGGCGGGATACACGGGGTGTACAGTCGTTTCAAATACAAGCGCAAAAACGGGGCAATTCCGTGGTTTTGTGGTAAATTTTGATTGTGTAGTTTCGGCTTGTTTGGATAAGGATGGCAATTCATTGATGACATCGTTGGGATTAACGAGCAACACAATCAACCAAGGTGCATTTATTTGTGTAGCCGATGGCGATTGGATTAGTTCAATCACTTTGGCAAGCGGATCAATTATCCTTTATACAATCTAATTATGTGGGTTGGTATTGGCGTAGGCGTAGGCCGACAGAGATTCGCACAATCATCACCTGATTTTGCAAATCAACAATGGCAACTTATTGTAGAACAATGGCAATCAATTAACGAACTTTGGAATTCATAAAACTATGGGAACTTCTTTAACGGGCTTAACACCCGCAACAACTTACGATGCCTTGATTAAGGTAGGCGATAATGGTGCATTAAGTGCAACGGCAAAAGTATTGAGTGATGGATTAGGCAATGATTCACCACTTGCAATGTCTACAACTTTGGTAGGTATCTCAACAAATGCACCTTCTTACCCTTTGGGAATTGTTGGTGACACGGGACTTGAAGGCAACGAAAACTATTTGTACTTTCACTCAAGTGCAAACGTAGGAAGCAATGCTCGTGCGAGAATCCGTGCCGTTGGCGCTGGTGGAGGTTCGGGCTTTGGAGGTGATTTGCGTATTGATACAAGAGCGCAAAATAACGTATGGAATACTAACGTTCTTACTGTTGCTAACGATGGAAATGTAGGTATAGGAACGACTACGCCTATCTCTAAATTAGAAGTATCTGCAGGAACTACAATTTACCCTATTAACATTACGAGTTCATCGGGTGCTGCTACAACTACGGGTATTTCAATGGGTAGTTTTACAGGTCTTGGAGGTGGTGCAAATGGTTCTGTTTACATCGCTTCTGCACATAACCACGCTGCTACTGCTCAATCTGATATGGTATTTTATACCCATACGGGAAGTGCATTGACCGAAAAAGGTCGTTTCCTTGCAAGTGGTGGCCTAACCTTCAACGGCGATACATCAGCATCAAACGCTTTGGATGATTATGAGGAGGGGACTTGGACTATGGGGGTTGCGTTTGGTGGTGGAACTACGGGTATAACTTATTCAACCAATACGGGAACATATACCAAGATAGGAAGGCAAGTAACGGTTAATGGTTATCTTGAACTTACAAGCAAAGGAAGTTCTGGGGGCGCTGCAACTATTACGGGGTTGCCTTTTACTATTCCTAATTTAAATCAAAATTATTCAGCGGTGAGTTTGTGGTTTAATGCTATTACTTTTGCCAACCAATTTATTGCAAATGGCACTATTAACACTACTACCATATCTTTACAAGAATCAACTATATTGGGTGTAAATAGTACAATAACAGACGCTGACTTTGCTAACAATAGCGGAATAATCGTTAACTTCACCTACTTCGTATAACACAAAAAATAAAAATCATGATAGAAGAAATAATTTACATCAGCGGTTTCAATGTAAACGCTAATGGCTCGATTGAAGTTCGTAAAACTACGGATGTTGTAAAAGATGGCGTTGTTATCGCTTCGTCTTATTGGCGTGGTGTGTTAGCAGTAAACGACCCAACTGCGGATGAGGTATTAGGAGTTGACACTTACTATGCTAACATCGCAACTTACACTTGGAGCATTGCACCCGTTCCAGTTGAAGAACCCGTTTCGGAAGCAACAGAAGAAGCATAATGGAACATTTGCAACAACGACTAGAGCAATTAAAACAGCAAGAAGCCTCTTTGTTGATGCAACTTGATGAAATCAAGGTTCTTATCAATGCGTATGAAAATACATTGAAGGAAAAGGAATAATGGCTACGCCCAAGAATGCTTTGCCCGTCAATTTTGACCAATTTCGTAAGAACCCAGTTGCTGCCGTTGCTTTTTGTATGCTGTTGGCTGTGGGGTATCTTTATATTGATTTGCGTTCGGGGTACAAAGAACAAATTGAAAAGGCCAATGCAAAGATTGAGGCGTTGGATATCAAGATTGACAAATTGAGTTACGCCCTTAAAAAGTCGGATTCGTGTTTGGCAAGTGCCATGACCGAGATCCGTATAATGCAAACGATGAAAAAACTATGAAAAACGCATTGATTGTTTTCACGGCCCTATTCATTACGGGATATTTGTTCACAAGCGTAAACGCAAAACAAAGCCCTACAATTGACGAAATTGATGCGTTGCTAACCAAGGTATCAAAAAACATTGAAAGTGCGGGAGAATGCACGAAAATGGCTCAAACGATGAATGCAAAGATGGTTGAATCAAAGGTTGCAGAAAAGGAAGCGTTAAAAAAGGAAGTGGCCCAGGCGGAAGCCAAGGCGGAAAAGTATGCAAACACCATGATTTTTATGGGCATTGATACAGCGGACATAGACACGGCATCCATTTCAAACATGATTAAATTAAACGGGTTGTAATGGCAAAGGTTTCCAACACATCAACATTTCGTGCCAAGCCCAAACGCAAATTGGGAAGGCATACGAAGTCAGTTAACAAACACAAATCATCCAAACCATATAAAGGCCAAGGCAAATGAAAAAGATATTCGAGATTTTCAAAGGCGATAAAGGCGAATTGAGTTCCAAGCGGTTCGTGGGAATCATTGGGGCGTTCGTACTATTCGGAACGATGGCACACAATTCTATGTCACCACAAGATATTGCACCATCCAAAGAATTGGTGGAGGCGGTGGAATGGATCGTGATAATGTCATTGGGTTTTACATCAATTGATAAATTCAGCAAACAAAATGAAAATTAAACAAGTACCATTTCGGGCATACAATCGCGAAGCGGTGAAGAAAACCCAGGTGTATTTACACCACACGGCGGGAAACGGAAGCGGTGAACAAACCTTTGCGTATTGGGAAAAGGTAGCCAACAAGGTTTCAACTTGTGTTGCCATCAGTACGGATGGAACAATTGTGCAAGGATTTGGAAGCGAGTATTGGGCTTATCATTTGGGATTGGGAACAAAGCATTTCCAACCTTTGGGATGTCCTTATTTGCCGTTGGACAAAACATCAATTGGAATCGAGGTGTGCAATTGGGGGCCAATCACCAAAAAGGGAACAAAGTTTTACAATTATGTGGGTGGTGAAATACCGAAAGAAGAAGTAACCGAATTGGAAAAACCATACAAGGGATACAAGTTGTGGCATTCGTACACGGATGAACAAATCGCATCCATCAAAGACCTTTTGATCCTATGGTCAACCAAATACGGCATCCCATTAGAATACAATGAAGATATTTGGGCAGTAACCAAACGAGCATTGAAGAATGAACCAGGGGTTTACACACACAATTCAGTTCGCCCCGACAAAGCGGATGTGTACCCATGCCCCAAATTAATTGCCATGTTGCAGTCACTCACAAAGGATTAAGGCCATTCACAAAGAAAAGGGATTTATTTCCCTTTCTTTTTTCATCAAATGTTTTGGAATTTGAAATTTCAAATGTATATTCGTGGAACAATATGACAAACGACATGGATTTAATCTACCTAATCATTTTAACGCCTATCACCATTGCGGTGATGTATGCGTGGCATTGTATCAAACGCAATTCCAAGCGTTTCCAAAACATCGAGGAAGCCAAGCCCTACCAATTTGAACGCGATGAAATCATCCCCGAATTTGATGAGTTCACCCAAATGTTGTACCAACGCAGAATGTACAAAGGGAGGGCCGACAAATGAAAATCCTTTACCCATTAAACTTTCTGTTCGCTGATGAAATGGAACAAGTGGTTGGAGTAATCCAAAAAAGCGAATACATGAGCCAATCAATCAAGGTTGTGGAAAAGCGTTATTTCAAATCCCCAGGTACGGACATTGATAGCGGTGCAATGGTTTTGGAAATTTCCGAAATTGGATTGCTTTATCACCTTGGGGTGGCGGTTGGCCTTAGCAAGATACCATTTTAATTTTATGACAACATACGAAGCATTAAACGAAGTATTCAGCAAATCAAACAAAGAGTTATCCGAGTTATTGCAAACCAATTATTACACAGTTACCACATGGAAATTTCAATTCAAGCGTAACGGGTTATCAATGGAAAAGCAATTTGAGATTCTACAAAAACTAAATTACAACCTAACAAATCAAATATCATGGAACAAAACAAAAGAAGTGCGGTAACCAATGTAACCGCCAACGGAACTTACAACGGCCAGTATGGTATGTTGTACAAATTTCAAATTTCATTCGCTAACGGAGATGTGGCAGAGTACAACGCCAAAACCCAAAACCAAACCAAGTTTGTGGTGGGCCAGGAAGTGGATTATGTGTTAACGGATCGTGAGTACCAAGGCACAATTTATTACAAGTGTAAACCCGCCGAGGTTCAACAAGGTGGATTTTCGGGTGGTGGATTCCAAGCCCCGAAACCCAAGGATCCCGACACGGGCAAACACATCATGAGAATGAGCGTGTTAAAAGTTGCGGGGGATTTAGCCATCAATGGCGACATCAAGTTGCACGAGGTATTGGCATACGCCCAAATCTTTGAACAATATGTTTTGACTGGTTCGGATACATTGAGCCAATTGAAACCCACATCAAAGTTTGAAAGTGACGATTTACCTTTTTAACAAATAGATATGACACAACAACAATTATTTGGCCAATTCACAGAGGAGGAGTTGGCCACATTGAAACAAGCATCGGAGATTTTGAACCGATTGTTTCAAGGACACAAACCCAAACAAACCCGTGGTTGGAGGGTTCGCCAATCAACCCGTGATTTCATGGAAGATGTACAAAGATTTTATGGCAAAGAATGGGTGTATCGTTACGATGAAGAATTCATCAAGATCCAGGCAAGGCATCAAGTAACCGAGTTATCAAATTGGTTGAAGATGTACGAAAAGGGTGGTTTCATTGATGTGGTTCGCGTTCAAAACACAAACCGAAACATCGTTAAATTTAGATTCGTATGAAACACATGATTGAAACATTGAGCGATGCAATGTTGGAAGTTGGGGGCGGTAATTATTGCCCCCTTCAATTCCACATCGAGTTAAAAGAATTGGCAGATACCATCAAGAACTTCCAAGACCAAATCAAACCATTGGCATTGAACGAAGCATCCAAATGGAATGGGCAAGTGTATTGTGGTTATGAGATTACACGAAAAGCGGGTGCGGGGCGTTATTCATACGACCACATCCCCCAGGTGGTGGAACTCAAAAACGCATTAAAGGAACGCGAGAAACTGCACCAAATGGCGTACAAGAACATGAACAAAGGATTGTTCCTAAACGAGCAAACGGGCGAGGTGTACGAACCCGCACAGTATGTTTCCAACGAAGATTCAATTTTAATCAAAGCCGTAAAATGAAAAACATCCTAATCGTATTTACTACAATCGTTCTGGGATTGGCATACGGGTATTGCATTGTGCATTATCCAATCATGGCCCAAATCATCGCGGGTGGAATGGGGTTAGGATTTTTATTTGTGGCGATGATAGCGTTGTACCAACTTAAAAAGGAAGGGGGCAATGACGCCCCCCAATCCAATTGATATGACAAATAACAAAAAGGACTTTGCAAATATAGTTGTTTTTTGTATATTCGTGGTGTATTACAGTTATGTCGCAGATAACTTTGAAAAATCTTTACAACCCCATTCAGTTTTTGGCACTGCGACCGCCATCAATTGTTTGGGGTTTTAATTTATGTCAAAAGATCCAGCATTTTTATTTTATTCAAGTGACTTCCTAACGGGCACGATGTTCATGGACAATGAGCAAGTTGGCAAATTCATACGATTAATGTGCGCCCAACACCAAAAAGGTAGGTTGAGCGAAAAAGATATGTTAAAGATATGTGGCACACATGATGCAGATATCTTTGAAAAGTTTGAACGCGATGAGGCGGGGAACTATTTTAATCCCAGGTTGGAACAAGAAGTTGATAAGCGTAAAGCGTATTCCGAATCAAGAAGGAATAATAGGAAAAAGAAAGAAGATATGTTAATCACATCAAAAACATATGTTTTACATATGGAAAATGAAAATGAAAATGAAATTGAAATTGTAAATGAGAAAGTAGATAATAATTTAATCAAAGAACAATTTGAACAAGTTTGGATTGCATACACAAAGGTTGGCCCAAAGAAAGTTGCATACGAGCGATTTAAGCGATTAACTGAAACCAATCGGTTGCATATTATCAACCATGTACCAAATTACATACAAAGCCACCGCAAGGCCGAAAAAATGGATTTTATCCCACATTTCGCAACTTACATTTCACAAGAACGATGGAACGATGAACTACCTTATCAACAGAGTGTGGAAAATAAGGGAAGTTGGTTGGATCAATTTAGATAATATATTTACACCATGACAAATAAACAATGGGTTTACGACCTAACGGACATTGAAATTGCCACCGCCATTGACAAATTGGTTCGGGTGGGCGATATTGAACCAAACGAAGCCATGAAAGAAATCGTGGATTTGCTTAAACAAACTTATTCCCGTTATCACTTCCTTTTATTTGAAAAGGCATTTGATGCGTATTTGATTGGTTCGATGTCGGACATTCACCGCGTTAAAAAAATCAACGCAGTATTTCTCACAAACATCATCAATCGGTTTATCAAGGATGTGAAAGTACCCAGATACAACCCGTTTGAAAAAGCCCCCGCGGAGGTGGTGTACACCGATGAAGAAGTTTACCAACAAGGCATCACCACATTGAAGCATTTGAAAAACGATTTTATCAAGGCATATTGGGAACACGATGCCGATTCACGATTATCGTTGGTATTGCTGAAAATCGGTTATGACTTTGTAACCAAACATAAAATGTACGAAGCGGATTTGGTGGAATACGATACCATGAAACAATGGTTGTACGATTTTGAACAGCGCAAAAACGCACACATAAAACGAAACATTGAAAACGAAAACAAACACCGCCAGGTGGGAAGCATCGTGGATCATTTGATGTCATCCCCAACGGCAATTGAAACATTGGACAAAGCCACAAAAATGGCGTTAATCTTAAAATCAAAGACAAATGAAAATGGACATTAAAAAAACGGTGATTGAGTTGTTAACTCAATACTCCGACTTCAAAGACAACGACCAACAATTGGTGGCGTGGTTCTGGAAACTTGAAATGGAAGCCCACGGCTATCCCGCATCAAGCACCCAAACACAAACATTCTTTAAACTGATGGCATTTGGTAAACTAACATCCGCCGACACCATCACACGGGTTCGGAGGTTGGTGCAAGAAGAAACACCCGAATTGCGTGGCAAGAAGTACAACGAACGCCAGGCCAAACAAGAACAAGTTAAAAAGGATTTAGGGTATGGCCAATAAACAACAAACGGCAGTTGAGTGGTTATTCAATGAATTTCAAATGATTAATAGTAAATATCGTTTTGAAAGTATTGAATATTTTAAGGCAAGACAAGAGGCATTTGAAATAGCCATCAAGATGTACAATGAAACAGACAAATGAAAAAACTATGACAAACAATAAACAACAAACGGCAGTGGAGTGGTTGTGGGAAATTGCATATAATCAAGAATTAACCGTTGAAGATTGGAAACAAGCCAAAGAAATGGAGAAGGAAAGAATTGAAACTGCATACAACAAAGGAACAGTTCATGGAATTGATTATCCTGAAAGTACATTACCAATAACTGGTGAACAATACTACAACGAAACCTACGGAGGAGGTGAGCAATGACAAACAATAAACAACAAACGGCAGTGGAATGGTTGGCAGAACAAATGGAAATTTTACATTATGATTATTGGGCTGAACATATATCAAAAGATGAAAAAAATCAAAGGTTAAAGCAATTAAAAGAACAAGCCAAAGAAATGGAAGTTGCGGGAAGGGAAATGAGTTACGATGAAGGTTATGCCGAAGGTTACAAACGAGCATTGGAATTGATTGAATGGAAAATACAACAAGTAAAAACGAAATGAACAAATACGACACCATGAAAACCGCATTAGAACAATTCATCGAATGGTTGGAACAAAACCACCCAACGGCCGTGCCACCACCAGAAACCAAAGAACATTTTTTTATGAAAGAAAAGATTGACCAACAAATGGCGTACAACGCTGGATTCACAAAAGCCAAAACAATTTATTTGGATGGAGAATGAAGCACCTTGAAAGCCGTTTACAAATCAACTGCGTTAAGTGGTTTCGGTTGGCACATCGCCAATATGCAAACCATTTGATTCATGTTCCCAACGGAGGATCACGGGATTTGCGAACGGCCCAAAGGTTAAAAGCCGAGGGAGTATTGCCAGGGGTGGCCGACCTTGTGTTATTCATCCCCACACAAACACACCACGGGTTATTCATCGAACTCAAAGTCAAACCAAACAAACAATCAGTACATCAAAAAGAATGGGAAAAATTGGTTACCGCGATGAATTATCATTATGTGGTGGTATATTCGTTTGAGGATTTCAAATTACAAATCGAAGCATACATTGGTAACACTTGAAGCCATAGCCAAACGCCACATTGAATGGATCAAGATTGCCAAGTACATAGGTGCAAGCAACGATGAAGCGGATGACATGGTACAATCAATGTATTTGAAGTTGGCGGAAATCCAATTGGCAGAGGGAAATTTTGTGAGGTTGACCAATTACAACGGAACCATCAACACCATCTATTTGTTTAAGATGCTACACAATGCGTTTATGGACATCAAACGGGCATCAAACAAGACAATACCACACCAAGACCAATTTAACCCCGTAGAAAGCCCCGAAATGGCTGAAATGGCACATTTGGACTTGATGGGTGAAGTAAAAAAGGCAATTGATGAACTGCGAGATTATGACCAGATGTTATTGGAACTACATTTTGTGTACGGACATTCAATGAGGGATATTGAAAAACGCACGGGAATACCAACACATTCGGTTTTTAACTCAATCAAAAACGCCAAACAACACATCAAACAACGAACACAAACAAAATACAAAATATATGCAGAAGAAAAGCGACACACGGAAACAATTTACCGAATCACGACCATCAATCGGGTTGGGGGATACGATTCAGAAGGTAACGAAAGCCACGGGGATTGAAGCCATTGTCAAATGGGTAAACTCCGAGGATTGCGGTTGCGATGCCCGTAAACACAAATTAAACAAACTATTTCCAAATCGGAAACCATTGTGTATGACCGAAGGCGAATACGATTGGTGGACACATTTCAAATCGGTAAATTCCCAAACCTTATCACCAATGGAAGCCACGAAGGTTGCGGAAATTTGGTCAAGGGTATTCCAATCCAAAAGAATTTACAAGCCGTGTACTTGCAACCCCAAGGCATGGCAAACCATGATAAATGAGTTAACCCAGGTTTATGAAACTTACGAGAAACCTTTGTGATTGTTGCGATAACAATAAAGAATCAACCAAAGAATTGATAAACGAAACGGGGCCAATGATTGAACCCAACCAAATTTATATGTGTACAAAATGCAGAATACAATTTCAAGACCGAGCAAAATGGGGGCCATGGCTGACCGCAGTAAAACAACTGCAAAGCAATACGCTGTGATGATTTTACGCGATGATTACCATTACACATTCCGAGCAATTGGCGAACGGATGGGGGTATCGGAATCGGTGGCGTTTAGGTTATACGAAAAGGGAATCAACAATGAAAAAACATACAAAAATTTATTTGAATTATTTTGGGTATGACACATCCGATTTTATCCCGTGCGAAGTGTGTGGAAGCCAGGCGGTTGACATCCACCACATTGAATGCCGTGGCATGGGTGGAAGCAAGGAAGCCGATAAAATTGAAAACCTACAAGCCCTTTGCAGAAAATGCCACATCCAATTTGGGGATCAAAAACAACACAAAGATTTTTTAATTATCACACACCAAATAAAAATGAACAAATGATACAAATTGTTAAAACAAAAGACATTATTGCCAATGAGAATAATCCCAGGGTGATAAAAGATGACAAATTCCGTAAATTGGTACAATCAATTAAGGACTTCCCACAAATGTTGAACCTCCGCCCGATAGTCGTGAATGATGAAATGGTAGTTCTTGGCGGCAATATGCGTTTACGGGCCGTGCAAGAAGTTGGGTTGAAGGAAGTAGCCATCATTAAGGCATCCGACCTAACCGAAGAACAACAAAAAGAGTTCATCATTAAAGACAATGTGGGCTTCGGAGAATGGGATTGGGATGTGTTGGCTAATGAATGGGAACCAGAATTGTTGAGTGAATGGGGGTTGGATGTTTGGCAACAACCCGTGGAGGTCGACTATTCACTTTTGGATGAAGAAGATTTATCCGACGAACTTGCGGACATGGCCGATGGTGTAAAGAAAGCCATCCAAATTGAATTTGAACCCGACCATTACGATGAAGCCACCGAATTGGTAAAGTTTTGGCGGGAACGCGGGGCGTATGTTGGTTACATGATCATGCAATACCTCAAAGAAGAAAAAGATAAGTTATGAAAATCTTTTTGATGTATTATGACCGATACAAAGAAGCAACAACATCTAAAATGTTGCAAACTGAACACATCGTGTTATGCCACAACAATGCAGACAAATTCACTTGCATCGGCCCACAAGGTGAATTGATACAAACTAACGAACCCAAAGGCATTCAAAACAATTTCAATTATGGCTTACGCATGTTGAACCCTGGCGAGTGGGGCATATTCATGAGTGACGATTGTGTTGGGGCAAAAAAAATACAGAACGGCAAGTTCGTGGATTGTTCAGTTATGGAATCATTGAACGAATTATTGGCAATCATTCCGAAGGCCGACAAAATGGGAGTGAAATTGATTGGCCTAAATTCAACTGGGAATCCATTTTATGCAAAAACAAAGTATTCTAAATATGGATTAGTTGATGGGCGTTGTTTTGCTATCAAAAGAACGGAGTTTGAATTCCATCCAATCATTAATACGATCCCCGATTATTACGCTTCGGCTTATCATTTGAATAAATACGGGGGCAATTTAATTTTGAATTACACCTTCATAGATTTCAAGAGATACGAAAAAGGAGGGTTGGGAAGTGAAGAAGATAGAATACATGACAAAATGAAAGATGTCAATATCATGTTGTCAACATTCCCGAAGAATGTCCAACTGAAAGACAAACCAGGTCAACCAAAAAATTCACACATAATAATCAAACGATGAAACGCGTAGATTTAACCCTACAACCCCATGAAGCAAAAATCGGTCAAGACTGCCCGTATTTAGCCCCAAACATTACCGAAGATTGCATTTTCTATGAGAATGGTGAAGCCATTGGGTTTTATATTAAGTCAATGCCAGAAAGAGCAGCGAAGTTAGCGAACCTGGCCAACATGGAATTCAATAGTAAAAATGTACCAAAAACATATTTGGACAGAATGGAAACTGTGAAATTGTCAAAAGAGGGGATGAAGCGTTCCGATGCCCGTAAAATTGGCGTTAGTCAAATGTCGGTGATTTTGGGGGGTGTCCCACCAAAGCCAGTTATGCGTAGACCATATCCAACCATTTCATCAGTTCATCAAGTGAAGTCGGCACAAACCTACATTAAAGCAATGCTAATGTTGGCAAAGGAAAGCGAATCAATTATGCACGATATACTACCAGAACAATACGAACGGCAAAAAAAACTATTTGAGCAAGTGCCCGACCAATGGAAGTTCGCCAATCTTTTCACATCATCTATTGCCAATTACAATATATCAGCACCTTTCCATCGTGATACTGGTAACATTGTCGGGGCGGTGAATGTGATTATCACAAAGCGTTTGAACGCCAAAGGTGGCAATCTATATGTTCCCGATTACGGGGCGGTCATGGATAGCGCAGATAACTCAATGTTGGTTTACCCCGCATGGAAAAATGTGCATGGAGTTACACCAATTATCCCAACGCATGAAGGTGGGTACCGCAATAGTTTGGTGTTTTACCCCCTCAAAGCATTCGTGGGATTAAAATAATTTATCTTTTTATTTTGTATTTCAAATTAAAAATGTATCTTCGCTTCATGGAAATAGGACAAATGGTTAAATGGCAGTTAGATTCAATCGGTAACATTGAATGCGTGGGTGTTTTTTTACAACAATTGAACGACAAAACATCCGAGGTAATTTGCCACTACATGAACGACAAGAAGTGCGTTACTAAATTACAAGTTGAAACAACAAAATTAGAACAGATATGACAAACACAATTGAAATCACGGGGATTGGCAACTCAATTTCCTACTGCGAAGCAAAAGGATTGGGATTGATTTTTCAAGCGTATGCAAATCAATGTGCAAACGAAGAAATCATGGGCGTTGGATTTAACGCTAATTCGGGTTATGTTTACATAGCCCTTGAAAATGGAATCTCAATTTGCTCTTGCATGGGGCATCAAGTTGATTACCTCGTAACAAATTTTTACAATGGCGAAGAAACATTTTACGACACTTACCAAGAAGCATTAGAACATGAAAGCGTGGAGGAAGATTGAACGAACATTACCACAAGAAGAAACCCCCGTATTGGTTAAGACCGTGCGGGGTTTTCCCCATGTGGCGGTTTATTATGATGAACAATGGCATTGTTATCACACGGATCAAAGATTACATGTGGTTTACTGGATGCCAATACCCCTAACCCCCGATGAATAATGGCCTATAAAACAAACGAATTGGAACGGCTATCATTGGAAGCCATAGAAAAATACAAGTTGTTTTTTATTGAGGATGTAGTCGCTTATTTGCCGTGTGATAAAAGCACATTTTACGCCCATAAACTCCACGAATCCAACGCAATAAAAGAGGCATTGTTAACTGTGAAGACCAACATCAAAGTATCTATGCGTTCCAAATGGTATTTGAGCGAGCAACCCACATTGCAATTGGCGTTAATGAAATTGATAAGTAGCGAAGAAGAACTCCGCAAACTATCCATGAGCCACAATGTGTTGGAGGAAAAAGAGAAACCCATTTTTAACGGAATCAATTTAGATGTAGACAAATGAAATTTGTGAAAAATACACGATACTATCGTGGCGTGGTTTATGAATGGAACTTGCCCACGGGTAGCACTTGCCCATTTGCGATGGAGTGTAAAGTAACTGTGGATCGCATCACGGGGAAATTTGACATTCATCGGGGGCAATACAAATGCTATGCAGCGGGGCCAGAACGATTCCCAGGTGTACGGGAACATCGATGGAAAAACTTTGAATACACAAAAAATGGTGGTATCCCACAAATTCCAAAAGGGTGTAAAGCAATTCGCATCCATGCGGCGGGGGATTTTTACAACCAAGATTATTTTGATATGTGGTTGGAGGTTGCACGGGAAAACCCACAAGTTGAGTTTTGGGCTTACACCAAATCATTGAATTATTGGATTAAAAGGTTGGGTGAAATACCTAACAATTTAACATTGACCGCATCACGGGGGGGGAGGTTGGAT